AAATGGGGCAGAAACAGTGGTCACTAAAGAACCAGATTTAAAAGATATGGGTAATCCTTGGGGTAGTAAATACTCTGATTCTATGTGTCTTGAAATTATCTCGATGTTCTCGGAAGGAAAAACGCGCTCTATGTTTTGCGCTAAGCATACGATCTGCAATGATACCTTTGAGAAGTGGAGAAAACGACATCCATTATTTGATCGTGCGTGTAGTGTTGCTCATGATAAAGCCCGCGCATACTTCGATAAAATGCGCGATGAACACTTGTTAAGTGAGATTGATCTAGAAAATAAAAGCATGACCGGAATTAATCACGCTGTATTCAATCGCATGTATAATGCCCGATTTAACATTGCGGATAAAAGAACGGTTAAAGTTAAAGGGCTTGGCAAGTCAAAGAACGAAAGAGACATGCTAAAAGCACTCACCAAGGCGATTGATGAAGGCGAACTAACCCCTGATGAAGCACAAAAGCTAGCCAGTCTCATCGATGTAAGCTTAAAGATAAAAACGACTGAAGAAATGGAAGAGCGACTAAAAGCCCTTGAAAAATCCCATGAGCTAGGCACTCATGATAGCGATTTCGAGCAAGTTGATTGACTTGAAATCATGGCCTGTATTTTGCATATTGAATTTGTTGATCCATTTGCTTCTTGTTGTAGCAATCTAACCATCCAACATGGCCATATTGAAATGCAGCTGATCCGTGGCTGGCGTAATCGTGTACTTCGTCATTGCTGAATGCCTTTAGCGTTTCATTATACATTGCGCGGCTTGCTTCAAGCACAAGAATTCCTGATTTACATGTATCTTCTTTAAACCAACACTTGTACAAATTAGTTCTAGCGATTTGCACCCGCTCTATTACTTTAAGTCTTGGAACTGGTGTAATGTTCAAACCTTGGTCAAGCAAGAGAACTCTTCTTGTTTTACCGCTTGACCATTCGGTTTGTGATACATCATGAGGCAAAAAATGATGACCGTAGGAGCTAAACCCGTATTCATTTTTTACTTTATGAAGGAGCTGCAAGTAATAAGGTATGTCTTTGTAATTAGCTTCATGATAATGAAAGTATCTAAATTGCTGGGTTTGTCCTGTGCCGATTACTTGAAAGAACCAAATTGCATTAGAGTCTCTGCTGCCTAAATCCCATGAGGTATGTACGGGTCGATTAGGGTAAATTTCTAAATTTTTTACTATTCTGTGCTCATCCCTTGCTTGTTTTATTTGCTCGGCAAAGTAAGCTCCTTTAGTCGCAACAGTGTGATCGCAATAGTACTCCTGCCTTACTATTTCTGGATCCATTCCGCTGTCTAGTTCGTCCTGCACTTGTTCTGGACTAAAGATATAATTGCCATCATTATCGCGTGATTGATCAACGGTCAATTTTTCGGTGTACCATTTAGGGTTATCAATATTTGCCTGCATTAAATGATAGGCGTGGTTCATTCCCAGAGTTGTAAAGTTAAAACATGCGAATCCATTTGAACGAAGTACAATTGGCCTTAGATAATCCCAGATTCCTGGGTTTACGCGCTGATACTCGCTAAAGAAAATCCCTTTTAGATTCGATCCTAAATGACTACCTAATATGCTATCGGCTCCGGTAACATGAAGCATTGATCCGCTTGTGAAGTATAGCTTTCGTTCCGTGTTGTTAGGTTCTTTAGCAAGCAAATGTTTTGGTATGTCGTCAAGCCAACGGCCACCATTGAGATTAGTTGCTTCCCAAATTACAGATTTTGCTTGCTGAATCTTTGGAAGTAAATAGATGAAGTTGCCGGGTGTAATCGATGCATTTAGCCATGCGAGGGTAAATAGACAAGCGTCTTTTCCGCACCTTCTGTGCCAGTTTAAAACATATCTGTTGTAATTTCCGCTGAAAAATGCGTCAAACAATCGTCTTTGATGCGGAAATGGGTCGAAAATTTCCTTAAAGAAATCGACCTTCTTGATCAGCACTCGTTAATCCAAACCATCAGTTTACCGCCCTTAATCGGATTGCAACGCACAAGACACAATTTATCAATCTGGTTGTCATCAGGAAATATTTTTGCGTGCTGTAAAGAATCTAAAATTCCCTTTGCAAGATTGTCTATATCTCGACAACGATTATCTGGCGCAAAGATATGGATAGTAACGGCTAGTCTTTGCTCGCTAGTAAATGCATTACGATGTTTATGCAGCAAATAATATACCTCATCACGGTAAGCTCTTCCTCTTTCCCCAAGAATTACACCGCGCTCACTTCGAATGTAATAATGATTAATGCTTGGAGGGTATGGCATTTCAAAAGTCAATACGTCCATATGCCAGCCGGAAAAGAAAGAGTAAATTGATCGGCAATGCCAAGGTGAATAAATCGCCCGCTAGGGTTGCCTTTTTGATGTACGCCTATGCGCTTTATGCCTCTGTCTTGAGCGAGCTTTATAATCTCTAAAGCACGTACTCCATGGCACAATACATCAACAGCCAAACCAAGGGTATGCTCTCCTTTCTTATCCTTTTCTTGCTCTGCTGGATGATTCACGCAGCGATAACCTGAACTGATAAAGATAGGTCTATCTAGCCTAAATCGAATGCTTTGCAATACGTCCATTAATTCATGGCGAATACCATCCGCCCCGCAATGCTTACAAGCTAATTCTTTTTGTGTAAAACTAGGATAATTAGACCAATCTATTGACATCTTGGTACACCCCTTGGAGTTCAGCAACATCAAATTGCCCTGTATGCTCGCTCATGCCCTCGCCATGTTTGTATGAGCTACCGCCAGCCACGCGAACCGCAAAATAGTACACCAACGCTTTAGGCCATCCCATACCATGCCATTTGAGGCTGTAATAAAAGATTGTATCGGCTTTAAGCCTGTCCACATCTTTAGAGCAACAATAATGCCAATCGTGCAGCACCGCAGGCGCAATAACATCATAATCACCAGGTGAAAACACAGACCATAAAATTCTTGGAATTGATGCTAAATCAGTTTTAAACCCACGGGGTACAATATGAAATTCATTGTTCACCTTGGCAATTAAATTATCGCATGTCTTGAAGCGATTATCTTTCATAGGTATAAGACAAGGCTCACTCATAAAGCGCACGTCAAACTCATCCGCAATAGCATAGGATGCATTAATAAATGCAAGGCTGAATAACAACACTAAAAAACTCTTTTTGATTTCCATTAAGAATCCTTGTAAATTGCCGCGCTGGAAAAAGGGAAGAAATGAAAAACCAGCGCGTCAATGTGCTGCCCTTTAAGAGTAGCACCAGTAATAGCAACGTGATAGATCAACAGCCTTTTTTATTTCCCTTTCCTGGCATTGGCGGCTTTTTATCCTTTCCTTTTCCTTTCATGGTGCGCTCTCCTCTGGTTGATTTTGTGATTCTGATTCGGCCTGCTTGTCCTCTTTTTCTTTCTGCACTGATTCATTCACCACAATCATTTTTATTTGATCTTGAATGACTTGAACGGCTCCGCATGTTTGCTGATAAAAGCCAAGATATTGATCACGTTGCGCCACAGCACGCGCTAGTTGCTCATTTAACTGCTCTATTGTAATACTCATTGCTACCTCTGTTATGGAATATAAACGTCTAAATGCCCATATGCCTGCTCAATTTGTAACATTTGACCTGGCAATGCATTAACTGAACCCGCCCATGCTACTAAATTTAAATGATAATTTGTATAGCTCAATGTTGATTTCCAGTTCCTTGCCTTTGTCACCACCCCATGATGATTACCAGGAGTGATATTAAAAGCATTAGCAGGGCTTACTAAAACGCCAGTGGTTGCAATATCGCTTGTACATAATAGAATTCTGCTACCAATCATCACATTATAAGAAAATGGATTAGTTGCTTCAAATTCTGCTGTAATTTGTAACACGTCATTAATGTTAATTTGTCCTATCGGAATACTGTAAATGACCTTATGTGCTTGCGTGGCTATTTCTAAACTAGTTACGTTTTCTGATAAATCCTGTGCATAGAACATAGTATTTTCTCCATTTGCTTTAATTATCTAACACGCCTTGCGTATATTCCACCGCAAACCGATAAAGTTCCTGCTGTAAAGCTTGCTCTAACTGATAAATAAACCGTTGTTGTTGCTGATAACGATAATCTTTGGGATGGAGCAGTGTAGCCAAAATTAGTATTTGCCACTGTTCCTGAAGTTGAGTATGTACCCCCTTGATATAATGAAGGGTCGGGAACTGTTGCCGATGTAGTCGAAATCCATGCGAACGATCCGGCCACATTAGTAACGGTTACTTGTGGAAGATAAGTTGTATTGCCCCAGACATCCCAATCACCAGCCGTTAAAGAAATCGATGTAACATTAGTATTTGTAGCTGTAGTAAGTGAAACCGAAGATGCAGCAACTATTTGAGAAGATATAAACTCTCCAACACTACCAGCGGCCGCATTATTATTAGTTGTTGTTCCGATAATTCCACTGGTTGAGTTAAAGGTAATACTTGGCATAGTCAAACCTGCACCAATCGTATTACTAATGCTTGGCACTCCTGTTCCGCTAGTTACCAGAACCCCGTTGTTTGCAGTAGTAAGCCCGCTTAATGTAGTACCAGATGCCGCATAATAAGCCAGTTGATTAATTGTGCCTGGATTAATTGTGCCAACACCAGCCGAACCACTAACTGTTAATTTTTTTGCAAATCCTTGAGTCATATGAGCACCTCTATTTTTAATAAATTTTTTATTTATAGCAACTCAATTGCGTAAAACTGACCCTGTAATGTATTAGCTGTGTCCATCCACACGCTTAAATAAACAGTAGTCGTTGCAGCAAGAGTCATTATTTGCATTGGTGCCGTAACCGAAGAATCATTGCTCCCTTTAGCAACATAAGCCCTATCTGGGTATGTGGCGCTTGTTGTGCTGATCCAGACATTATAATAAGTGTGTGATCCACCACTCGAATTACAAAAGTTACCAAAAAGCATCCATCGTCCGGCCGGAACACTTAAAGATAAAAAATCAGATGGTGAACCATTGGTTACAGTGACCGCACTGCCAGAGGTAGCGATACTTGAAACAACCCTAGCAGTAGTTGGATAAATCGTGCTTATAAATCCCTGCATCATGCGGTCTCCTGTACAAATAAAGAAAAGCTAAGCGTAGCAAGTGTATTATAAACTCGCACCTCATCAGTAGCCGCAAGCGCAAAGCCAATTGTGGCCGCAAACGTATCATTGCCAGCAATAGCCACATCATAATAAAGATACTGAGAGGTTGCATCGGCTGCCCCTGATGGAGCAATGGATATGCGAAACGCGGTTGCTGTTGCTGATTGATTGCATACGGTTATAGTACTGCACATTGCAGATGTAGCACCAGGTACTGTGTACAACGTGGTAAGCGTTGCCGCGCTAGGTTTAGATTGTTTTACAATGTTTGTTGTTGCCATGTTCTACGCCCCCATTAAAAAAAGAACAGTTGATTGATTCGCCCCACCAGTGTTTGGCGAAGAAACAAAGTTAGTACCATCAGATGTTAATACATTGCCTGTTGTTCCAGCCGTAGCCGGATAAGTGGCAGTTGTAAACACGGGCAAAGAGGCCGCCCCTGCTGATTGCATTAATGTGCCACTGGCTCCAAGCGTAACCGATTGCAAGGCTCCTGTAGTCGTTGTACCACCTACAATAGGCGCATAAGCTGTAAATGATGTTTTAGCAGTACCGCCATAAGCAACCCCAAGGGTTGTTGCGTTCCAAGTTCCTGTTGTAATTGTTCCAAGCGTGGTAATTGATGCTTGCCCAATATATGCCGCATCTATATCAATTACTGGGGTTGCTCCGCCTGTTGATGTAATTCGGCCGGCGGTTCCTGATACACTGGTAACTGATGCGGTAGGAGCCGCCCAAGTTCCATCACCGCGCCAAAACGTCGATGCCGATGCCGATGTTCCGCTATTTAAATGCGTTACCGCAAGATTACCCGTAACATAAGAAGCTAAGTCAATCGGGGTTGCATTCCATGTTCCGGTTACTATCGTGCCAAGGGTTGTAATAGAGGCTTGACCTACATATGAAGCGGATATATCTATAACAGGGTTAACGCCACCTGTTGAGGTAATTCTGTTGAGTGTTCCGGTAACTGATTTAACATCACCAGAGGCCAACCCATCAACATAATTTTTCACTGAAAGAGCGGTTGGAAGATTCGTTGCTAAAGCGGTCGCCATTGTGTCATCGTTTATAATCCCGCTTACAATGGTTGATGCTTGAATTGTAAACGTGCCCGGTAAATTAAGAGTTGCAGATAATGACCAAGTAGGTGTGCCACCACCAGCACCATTAGCGATATCTATTTGACTTGCTGTTCCTGTGAGAATATGCGAGCTAACTATTCCGGTCGTCGTGGCACTGGATAAAAACCCTGATGCAAGTGCGCTTAGAGCTTGCTCATTGGTCAAGTCTGAGCTTGGAGTTTGAACTATATAAGTTGCATTATTAGGTGCTAATCCACCGCTTGCAGGCGTTGTAAATACCTCAATAGCAGTTGCTGCTGCATTCATGCGCCACCCTTGCAGCGCACCCAAGAGAGGAAGATATCTGTCTTTTGTTACCGCTTCATTTTGCGACACTATAGCCCAAGGCGCGTACTGTAATTGCAATAAGGATTGCGTTGTTTCAATCTGCTTCATCATAACGACTTCACGGTTAAAATCACCGTTTAAATCAGACCCCGTAAGGTTTGAAATAGTCGCGGAATATATCGATGTTCTATCAATCGGCATAACCCCAATAATGGTAATAATATCGTTTACAGTAGCTCCGGTAACAAGGGTAATAGTGCCACCGCTTGCCGTTCCAGCGCCTGCAATACCGTATTGGCCAGCACCAGAACCTTGCACCAATAAAACACCGTTTTTATAAGCTAGGATATAAGCATTTTCAAAGAACGGAAAAGGGATTGAAAAAACTGTTTGTGATGCCGTTGCCGTGTATTGTATGCGCTGAAAGACTTCATTAATCTTGATGTTTGACATTGTTCCCCCTAGTCATTAACTGGTGTAGCGCCTAATCCTTCGGCTATTGTATGAGTAATTGCGCGTGTAATCTTGTTTATATAAAATAAATTTTGTAATGGCATGAGGCGCATCACGGCTTCAGCGTCTTTTGTAGTCCATTCGCCCTTAGCATTTGATAGCGGGTCAACTTTATTAAATAAACTAATAATCTGTGATGCGCTACCACCAGTTGGACCCAAAATACTACCAAACGCATCGCGTGATTTATAGCGTGATACTTCGCCTAATTGCAGGTTTTTTTGTGCCATATTTGCAAGTTCACCAAACAAGCCAAGTACACTGCTTCGATCAAGACCTTCTCTTAATAAGTTTTTAGTTGATAAATCCGGCTCTGAACCTCTTAAAATACTGGATGATACATACCCAAGCATGCCTAAACCCATCATAGATACAATGCCAAGATAGGTATTGATGTCGTCTAGATTCTGCAATCCTGAGTAAAAAATCCTATTGGTTGCTGCAAACATGTAGGATTTAAATTGAAACATTAGTTTTGACATGGTTCCAAACAATCCTTTTTGTTGCAGGAATAACGGCTTGTCGCCAAAATTAGGGATGATATTAATTTCATTAATGCTTTTAGCAACGGCTGCTTGAAATGATTTAAGTGCGTTAGATTCTGAGATTGTTTTAATTTCCCAGTTCGTCCAATCGGCAATGCGCGTGCCATCTATAATCTTATCTTTTGTGAATCGGGCAATTGTTTCGAAGTGCTCTTGTGGGATTCCTAAGCGTGCAATATTTCTGATTTCTTTTTGCGTCACTTTCTTACCATCAACCGATTTGTGAATGATGTTCAATAGCTTATTAATAGCCATGTGACCGGACATGTTTTCAACCATATCCATCCAAGGATTCATTAGCGACAAATTACCAAAGCTTTGGGTTAAAGCATTAAGTGATTTTGTAAACGGGCTTGGATTAGTGCTTAGCCCTGAGTGTTCCACATAGTTTTTAAACTGACTGCCTAGCTCTGTTTCAATCGCGTAACCCATGGCTTTTAAATCATTTTTAGACATCTTTTTGGCAATAGAGAAGGTTGAGCCTATGCCTGTTGCAAGCGTTTCCGTAATTCCGTTACGCATAACAATATTAGCCATGTCGGGCAAGCTGGCCAGTGTCATATGACCTAACATTCTTGAATAGTTCCAGTTAAGCACATTGTTATAAAATTGCTGTGCGCTGCCGTTGAGCACATTAAATCCTTGACCATAAACACCCTGCACCATTTCAAATCCAGCTTTGATATCTCTTAGGTTTTCTTCATACTTTGTGCGAATATTTTGGGCTTTTTTGCCTGTAACAGCTTCAAGTGCCGTGTCACGTTCTTTTTTAAGTAAGTCTTCTAAGCCCAATAACATGTCACTATAGTCATTAAACCCGTGTTGCTTTGCGAATTTCTGCATCGTGATTGCTGGAATCATCGCTCGGCTGTGCGCCTCGGCTATCTTTTGAATGTCGGTAATGTGCCACGGGCTTGCTTCCAATTGGTCTATCATTAGCTTTCTTGGCTTAAATGGCTTTGTAGATCCGCCAAGCTTTGCAATAAATGGATTTAAAAGCCGGCCTTCGGAATCGCCAAGTATGTGATCAATGGTCTGTTCTACTTCTTGCCAGATAAGCTGATCTACATCTTGCGCGGCATTTTCTTTAATCACCCGCAATAGTTTTCCATCCCATGTTTTCGCTTTTGAAGGAGCTTTGTCGATTATCTCTTGTTCTAATTTTGCGATTTCTTCTTTTATCGTTTGCTTGTTCTCTTTTTTAACCTCAATTCGATGCTCTTTTTTTAGTAATTTGATTTGATCTTGTAATTTAATAAATTGAGGCGATTCAAGATATTGTTTCACCGATTCATTAGATTCTAAAAATCGTGTAAACAGATGATGCGCAAAGGTTCCCTCGGTACGTGCTGAGCGTCCACCCTCTTCAATGATTTTATTCTTGTTGTACATAATCATAATGTAATGTGGCGCGTTCGGAACTTCCACACCTTCGCCAAGTAAGTTAAGCGATACGGCCTCTTCTTTTAATTTATCAAATTCATTGCGCCACATGTTTGCGGCTGCATTAATTTCTGGTATCGCGTGTTGTTCGCCTGTGAGGGCTACTTCATACACTGCTTTATTAAACTGATTAATGTTTATATTAATTGGTGATTCAACGCCCAGCTCGTTTAATTTTGTTTTTGTGTTTTTAAAGTATCCTGATACGCCATGCATTTTATAAAATAAATTCATGTGATCAATTTGTTTTGATTGCAATTCACGCATGGTGTTTTTAACTTGCGATTCAAGCGCCATATCAGTAGCAATGCCTGCCTCATTTTTTTTAAGCAGGTAATTGTGTTCGAAAATTGCTGAGCCTAACCATTGAGCAGATTTAAAAGGACTTGTTAGCAAGCGATTCATTGGCGTTAGTTTCATTGATTTTTGAATGAAAGAAGGTAATCTTGCTAGTTCATTGCCTTCTAACAAGGCGCTTTTGCCTGATGATAAATCCCCACTTGGATTAATCGCTTGATTAATATCGTTTTGAATAAACTCGCGTGTTTTATAGGCCTCTGAATCAAACGCATCAACACCCTTTGCAAGCTTTTTTGACCCATACGCTGCAAGGCCGCCACCAATCACACCGCCTAATAATCCTGCTCCAACGATATTAAATAAGCTTTCCTGATTCGTTCTTGTTAATTGATTTTCATGCAATGCAGCCTCTGATAATCCAGTGCTTGCCGCCATGGCAATCGAGCCACCCATCATGGAGCGCGCAATAGCAGAGGCTGCTTTCACATCTTTAAAAATAATGCCACCAGGTAGCCAGTTAGTAGGCTCTAGCGGATCAAAAGCATAAGCGAGTGATTTCCAAGGATTTGCAGCAAGCAAGCTTTTATCCGCCAGTTCTTTTCGCAATTGCTGCTCAATGGATTTAAAATCATTTTCATTACTTGCGCCATAAAAGCGATCAGCGTAATCAATTAAATCGCGCGGTATCATTTTAATGTAATTAGTAAAATCGTAATCATCACGCACGTTTTCACTTAAGTTATAGGTTGTTTCTCTATTGAGCATCGAGCCTATCGTATTTTCTTGTCTTAAGTGTGCTAAGTAGACTGACCCTTTAGGCTCCTCTGGCGCATTGGTTTTAAGTGGAACATAACCAAAGGTAGCAGGATTTGGATTTGCTTCTTTTGCAAAATCGTTAAGCCAGTTTTTAGGCGCTTCATCGGCTAGGACTGGCTCACTGGTTAGCACGGTTTGATCTTCTTTTTCTATCATTGTCCATTCTCCGCGGCAATTCCTACATGATCAGCATCAGTGATTTGAGCGTTCACATTTTTATTGAGTTCAGAGACTATGTTCTCTAACGTGCCTTTATCGGTACGCTCTGCTCTCTTCTTAATGTATTGTCTGTATTCATCCATGCCGCCCAAGCCTAAAATAGACAACGCTGCGGGGTTCTTTTTCTCAAGCTCCGCAAGCTCTTTAGTATCTTGACTCTTCAATATCTTATCATTGACACGCGATGCAATTTCGTTCATGCGCTTATCCATTTCTTTAGTAGCAATTTTTGGAGCCCAAAGGGATAAGTCTTGCGGAGCAAAGCGTGCGACTTGATCAACGTTATTCGTCACATCACGTATTGGGTGTAAGTTATTAAACTGATCGTATGCTCCAAGAATGTAATTGACCCCTTTCCCAAGCCTTGAGCTTTGTGTTGGAATTAACACCACATCGGTTTCAACGCCATTGATTTTGATGCGTGGCTTATCCGCCTTTGCAAAGTTACTAAAGACTTTTTCTTCGTCTGATTCTTCACCTGTAATGGTCGATTGAGGATTAGCCCACTCGATTGACGGGATATTTAAATCGGGATGATTGCTTCTAACACTATTAGTAGTGTTAATTAATCCTTGAATCCTACTTGCAATCTGATTATCAAATGAGTTTCCAATCTTAGTAATTGGGATTTCAATTTCTGGAACTGGATTACCGACAAAGCCATTATCAAAATACTTTGATGTTCCCCATGCTCTCATTTGATACTTTGTAGCATCAATGGCGGCTTGCTCTGAATTGCTTGTTAGGTAGTTAGCTCTAAAGAGTGTTTGAAACAAATTATAGGCTTCATCATTATTAAACGCTTTTGGCTTTGTGCCAAAAATATCTTTATACATGACTGACGTTTGTTTCTCTTTAGTGCTTGGATCAACATGCTCATAGATTCGATGGTATCGCTCAATACGCTGGGCAATCTCTGGCTCTTTAGCATTGAGAACAACGTCTATCGCTTGGGATGCGGCAAGCTCTGGACTGGTATCACCTTCTATCAAAGTATTGTAAAGCGAGGCTACCGCAAGCGCATCACCCGTTATATTAACGCTATTGGGTTGATTTTGAGTGCTTACCATATCTTTATAAATGCTTGCGGCCAATGCGGTTTGCAGTGGGTTTTTACTCGTGAGCTGACCGCTTAATGCATCATCAAACACAGGTACATTTCGCCCTAATGGAGTATCAGGCAATCCACTGGCTGGAAAGTTGCTTTGTCCAAGAATCATTTTTGATTTTTCTTGAAGGCTTGGCACTTGTCCGGTTGCTTGTTGGTAATTTTGAATTGCTGCCCCATAGAGTTTATTTCTATCGGACGGGGTATTCATTTCAGGTTGGTTAGTTAGGATATTGTTTTGTGCATTAAGTAGCTTTGAACCACTTGTAAAATCTTTGGCCTGTTTTGTTTCTAAATCGTTAATTGCTTTAAGCTTTTGTGTGGTTGTAAGGTTAGGCATATTAAGAACATCATCAGGATCGTTAATCAATCCTTTATTGATCGCATTGCTAACCTGTTGTACTTCCTGCGCATTAATATCATTGACAAGCGCATTGTGTTTTTGATCAAGTGATACTACTGCCTTGACTGCGTCTTGCCATACATTAAAGGGTAAATTTTGCTTGTTATCGGCTAAATCTTTCATGTACTGTGCTGTCGAATTGGTTTCAATGGCTTGGCTAAAGTCACCCATCACGCCATCAATAGCGCGTTGCTTTTCTATTTTTTTTAAAATTTCTGGCGCGGCATTACTAATTTCCTGATTCATTGTTGAATAGTCACTAATCGTGCTATTGATTAATTCATCAATCGCTGCAACTCGCTGCGCATTGCCAGCCACTGCGGCATTAGTTCGTTCTTCAAGATAGGTACTTAAATCCTGATTGAAGTTTTTTTGTGCTTGTTGGTTGTCATAGGTTATGGAGTGCTGAAGCATATTAATCGTTGCATTTGAAGCCATTTGATCAATGTGTTGGGCTAACTTTGCTCGCACTTCAGGCCTTGCATTTTGCAAAATACCTTCTTTGATTCCATTTAATGAGGATTCGAGTTGTAGCGGGCTTTTGCTATTAAACTTTGCAGGGTCTTTGGCTTCAATCAATGCTTTATTTATTAGCTCGGAAGAGGTGAGCGCCATTCGATTGTATTCAGTTCGCGTTACTGCTTCATTATAAGCTTGCGTGGCTTTGGTAAAACCCATGGTTAGGTTTTGTGGCGCAACGCCTGCCTCAACGTCTAGCTCTCCTTGTGTTGCTGCTTTATCGATTGCTACGTTAGTTAGTTTATCGGTGATTAGTTGGCCTATTTGTCCAGTGGCTTGTGATAGGGCAAGTAATCCCGTTCCAGCACTAACGCGCGTTGTCGGTAGATCAATGGTTCGGCTCGTTGCTTCTTGATTAATCGCCATAGTCTACCCCTTTGATTGTCTTGGCATGTTGAGATTGATTGCGTCAAATGCCGATATGATGCGTCCTGCTGCTTGCACATTTCCGGCTTGCTGCCTTGCTGTAGTATCTGCTTCTGAAAGTGAGCTTTGTACATCAGATGCCGCAACACCTAGTTCGATTGCTTTTTGATCGTCTAAGAAGTTTTTATAGGCTTGTGCGCCAAACTGTGAGGCAATTGATCCACTGCCGCCCCTCATGGATGCAAGCGATACTTGATGCGCTAGAGACTGCCTAAAGTTTGCCGCGTGGATTGCTGATCGTGCTGCTGCTTGTGCGTGGTATTGTTCTTTGTTCAAGCGTATTGCTTCGCGTTCAAGCTTGGCCTGTTGTTTGTTTGCTCCAATAGAGCCTATAGAGCCGCCCACTGATAGACCTAGAGCCGCCCCGCCAATTGGATTGCCAGCCATCGAGCCAACAGCTGCACCTACTGCAAGCCCTGCTGCTTGTCCTAGAGTACCCGCCATTTTATGCTACCTCCACATTATAGCCAACGCCTATGATGGTCATGGCTCCTGGTTGTGATTGAGTGATTACAAATTGCTGCCTTGAATCCCATGAACCACGTGGGCATACATGATACACTCCGGTTTGTGGTTGCACATAAGAGCCTAGCGTATAGTTTCCAACTTGCATGCTAGGAATATCTGTTAGCTGTGGCATAAAGCCTGCTTGCAGGTACAGGGAATCTACATAATCAATATATAAATCTTGCACGTATTTTTCAGAATAGAGATTATCCCCGTTTTGTGTTGGGGTATAGATAGGCATTGGAATTAATAATGGTTTGTAAGCAAGACCAATAGTCACGTTTGCATTAGCGTTTTTAATTGTAGTCTCTCCGTTAAAGTCAACAAAAGATGATCCAATGGTTGCCCCGTTATCAATGGCATAGACTAATTGGCCTGCAAGATGCGTTAAACCTGTCACAAGGCCTGCTGAATCGGATGTTGTTTCAATGCTTGAATCCGTCACGTAGTCAAACGATTGTCGCTCTAAATAGATACGTTTCACTGTGTTGATTCGTACCTGTCCTATTACTGTGGTTGAATCAGTAGCTGCTAATCGTCTAAGCCTTACAAAATATTGCTTTTCCTGTCCTTTCAAGTCGTTAGGCGACCAGTTAGGCACTGCATCAAAAGTCCATGCAACGGAACCATCAGTTGTAAAACCAGAAGTATTATCGATGATTGCAAAAACATTCCATTGGCCATTATTATCAAGATACTCCGCTGTAATTTCTCGATCACTTCCAGCTGCGGTATTAAAGTTAATCAGCAATCGATAAAATGGAGATTGATTGCCGCATACGATGTAATCGTATTGTGCTTCGAACACGCCTACTGCCGAAGTCGCGGGTATGGTTTCAAAAAACGATTGCACATCATAAACCGCGCCAAAATCTGGCGAGCTTAACCACGCTGAATCAAGCGCATTTTCATAAGTGACTGAGGTATTAACTTCACGCTCTGTTAGCACATGGGTTTGTCGGCCTTCACCAATGACTTGTCGAAATTTTCCTACTGTATCGCGCAAGCTCCATCCTGCCACATTCTGGCTTTGAAGCGTTGAAAACATCAGCATGGTTCCATTGTCTTGCGTGGCAAGATACAAGCGGGTTGGAATGTTTTCTGGTTCCCATGTTGCATTGGAATTAATAAAATCAACCAAGCTGTTAGCAAGCATCGTTGCGGGGTATGAAATGTATTTACCATCGGTTGTACTATAGATTGCCTGCATTACTTTTGTTCTATTATTCGATACAAACAGGATTTGATTATCAATAGCAGCAGGTTCAATGTTTGATGCAGGGCTTTGATTTTGTGGCGCAAAATACACGTTATTAATACTAATTGGTGTATCAATAAGCGCGTTTTGTGCGAATATTTTATTGGTTGTTGTAAATAATATCGCATCATCAGCAACGATTGATTGTATGGATTGCTCTCCTTTTCCATTAAATGACACGCTAAACGCAACCGTTCCATCTAAATCGGAATCATCAAAGTTATCATAAACGCCAGCCGTTGAAAATGCAGCCAGATTTTTTATTGCAAGACTCCGTCCTAAAATCAAACGATTTAAATAAAAGACACCACGTGAAGGCCATCCTCTATTAGCACTTACTGGAAGTGTTGTGGTATCTGAATTCCAAAGCTTCTCACTTAATAAAGACAAATTACCAGGGTTTAGTGTTCCTAGAAATGGATCGATAACATCAACGCCAGCCAGCACATTGGTTGTCACTGAGGTGATTCGCGCAACGCCTGCCAATACTCGAAACAACCCGCCAACATGGTTTGCAGTAAATACACCATTAGAACTTGTTAGTGTTGTAGCCCCTACTGTGGTCGCACCCAGTGTGAACGTAAAGGTACGATAATTCGTTGCTTCGCCAATGACTGAAAAATCAAATGTTGGAAACACTCTTGGGGTAAAGGTAGTAAGCGTCCATGAAGCATGACTTGCTCCGCGCTTTAGTTGCCTGATTTGTACGTTCTCATGCAGAATCAGGATTCTATCAGTTCCTATGACAAAATGAATCTCTTGTATTTGTGTGGCAAGGTATGCGGCACTTAAAACGGTTGCTTGCAAGGTATCATCATAATAAATATCAAAAGCGATATTGGCATTTGATTTTCTAATCAAGATAGTATAGGTAATGTTGTTATCTGAATCATAGGTGAAATCAAACCCTTTAATATAGGCTGAATCTTGAATTGGCGCGTTCGCATTTTCTCTATCTACAATCACATCTACATAAACAGACCCTGGCGCTATGGTTGCTGCACCCGTCCATAATGCAATCATGTTTCTGAGTTTTTGTGCTCCCTTGTCATAGATGTCTAAATCATCACGAGCAAGCAATGTTGGATCGTATTCACCACGGTTAAACGTGTTATTGATTGAGCGTATACCCATTAATTAATTCCTTCTCGATCTGGTTCCATGCCTAACATCAATATAAGGGTTGGAGCGTAATGGCTGGGTTTTCGTGCTTTGAGCGTCTGCGAATAATGCTCTGGATTCCCACATGGTAAGCCCTTTAGCAAGGCGAGCCAGCAATCTATCAGAGTTCGATACTGATGTACCTATAAGGGATGCTAGATGATAGGTAATGTACATAGAAAAAGCGCCAGGCCATTTTGAGACTGGCACGTTTTTTGCATACACTACTGTAATCGCTTGATTGCTTCGGGTGAGTATCTTATCTCCAAACACAATGTAATCAACATAGGGGTATACTGCTTGAACCATCAGTGAATCAGCTGGCAATTGTAGGTAGTAATTCCACCCATCAAAATTTGGTGTAAGCGTTGTTAAGATTCCAGACTGTTGAAACGCTTGAGCAAACCGCCATCTATTTGAGCTTAATTCAGCACTTACTAATAGGCCATAGAGCTTTTGTCCATCGGCGGCTAATGCACCACCACCATCAATAGTATTAACGGTCTGTTGCTTTCCGCATAAGGATATGGCTGCCGATATGATTTCAATGTCTGTCGTTGGAGCGGATACTATGCTTGTCATAATTCACCCGTTTAAAAAAGGCGGCACAAGCCGCCTTCATTATGAAACATTATCTAAAGGTTATACTAAACTGATTTCCTTGTACCAAACATGCGCGACAAAATCAGAGTCACCCGTGGTAAATGCGCCTGTAATGTTAGATAGGTACAAACCTTGGTTCGCAACAGTTGCAAAGGGATATTCTACAACGCCCGCATTAAAGCTATATACAGTACTTGCAGTATCTTGGAAGGATGCGGCTGCAAGTGTTGTACTTGCTATGATGCCAGCCCCGTTTGCTGTGGCGGCATATTGCACATGAGCTACACCACCAGCGGCAAAGGCTGCGGCTCCGTAAGTCATTGCAAGCAATACCCTGTCAAGAACCAACAAAGTATCAGCACCACCAGCGGCCACCAATACTTTAGGCGCTGCATACATGCCGTTAAATTCAGCGGCCGTGACAGCAACAGCGGCATATTTGAGCATATCAGCGCTCATTTTAGCACTTGTTACTGCATCAGCTGCAAGCTTACCTGTAGTCACGGATAAATCAGTAATGTTTGCAGTACCCACGGTTCCTGCTGCTGCGAACACGCTTACCGTGACTGCTGTAGTTACTGCGGTAAAGGTATACATTGCAGCGGCATCATTACCCATAATGTAAATCACATCATTAACGGATAAGATACCAAGGCCTAGAGTAAGGTTAGTCATTGCGTTGTTAAAGTAACCGGATGCGGCAATGGTTGCAACAGCTTCATTTGAGCCAGTTGCAGTACCGTTATACATCCAAACTTTAACAGTAGCGTTTGCTGAGGTTGAAACTCTACTTAAATAATTTATATTAAAAGCCATTTTGTAAACTCCTTATAGTACGAATTGGACTTGAACCAAGCCTTTAGGATCGACAACAGTCGCGCCAGCTTCGAGCCACATATTAATTAAGTAGGAAGTTTTTACGTTTTCCCAAGAAATGTCACCGCCTAAACGCTCGCTTGAAGCATAACCAACCGCCATTTCATTAACAAAATAAGCGTTACCAATTGTGCCACCGCTAGAAGTTGGGATTCCGCCTT